AAACGGCTTGTGGGCGGTCAACGTAGAGTGGACGCCTCGAGCCCAAGAGCTCCTGCGGAACCGGGAGTACCGCTACTTCTCCCCCGCCTTTCGGGTAGAGGACGGCCACATCGTGGAGCTCATCAACATCGCCCTCACCAACCTGCCCGCCACCAAACACCTGCAGCCCCTGGTGGCCAAGGCGGTGCCGTTCCGGGCGGGCGAGGTAGTAAACGGCTCTTGGGACGCGGACGCCGCCATCGCCCGGGTGCGGCGGTGGGCTTCCCGGGACGGGTCCGGGGAAAAGGGGACCATCGACTGGGAGCGGTACCGCCAGGCCTTCGCCTGGTACGACGCCGGTGACCCCGAGAATTTCGGGTCTTACAAGCTCCCTCACCACGACGTGCGGGACGGGGAGCTGGTGGTCCACAAGCGGGGGGTGATGGCCGCTGCCGCGGTTTTGCAGGGGGCCAGGGGCGGCGTGGACATCCCTGAATCGGACGTGGCCGCGGTCAAGTGGCACATCGCCCAGCATTACCGCCAATGGGACGAGAAAGCCCCGTGGGAAAGAAATGAGGAGGAAAAGATGACGCGAGTTTTGACGGCTTTAGGCGTGGAAGATGAGGTGGCCGCCCTCGAGGCCATCGCCCGGCTCAGGGCAGGGCTGGCCGAAGTAGTGGCCCTCACCGGCAAGGAGGACTCTCAGGAGGCCCTGGGCGTGGTCCGGGCCTGGAAGGAGGCTGCCCGCCAGGTGGAGGCCCTCACCGCCCGCGTCCGGGAGCTCGAGGCCGAGCGGGAGGCCCGGGAGCGGGAGGAGCTGATCCGCCAGGGCAAGGAGGCGGGAAAACTGACCCCCGCCCTCGAGCGGTGGGCCAGGGAGGTGGACCTGAAGACCCTCAAGGGTTTTCTGGAGGCCGCTCCTCGCATCGTGGGAGACGCAGTTCGGGAGCCCGCGCACGAGCTCTCCCTGGAGGAGTGGAACAAACTCTCTTACAAGGAGAAGGAGCGCATCTACCGGGAAAACCCCGACCTGTACCGGCGCATGAGGGAGTTAGCGAGGAGGAAGTGATATGGCCGTGACGACCCGCAGCGATCTGATCATCCCCGAGATTTTGGTGGACGCCGTCCAAGCCGCCTGGCCTAACCGGGTGGCGCTCGAAGGCACCCCGGCGGTGGTGGAGTCCCCCACCCTTCCTGGTGGAGTGCGGGGCGGGGACACGGTGAAGGTCCCGTACTTCAACGTCATCGGTGAGTTTGACATTGTGCCAGAAGGGCAAGCTCTTACCCCGGTCAGGATCACCATGACCTCTGAGACCGCTACCGTGCAGCGAGCGGGTAAGGCGGTGGAGATGACCACCTGGGCCCAGCTAAGCGCCCAGTATGCCGACCCCTACGCCGAGCTGGCCCGCCAGCTGGTGGAGGGTGCCATTCGGAAGTTTGACGCCGCGCTGATTGAAGCCGCCAACGCCACCGGAAGCGGGCAGACCACGGTAAACCGGGACACCGCGACCATCACCTACGACGCTATCGTGGACGCCCTGAACGCCTTTGGGGATGCCCAGGTAGATGTCGCCGCCGTGGTGGTCCATTCCAAGGTGCTGGGGGACCTCCGCAAAGTGAAGGATTCCAACGGGCTGCCCCTGTTCACCGATGCTCAGCAAGGCGGCCTGCCCAGGGTCCTGGGCCTGCCCCTCATCGTCTCCGACCGGGCTCCCGTTATCACCGGCACCCCCACCAAATACGTGAGCCTGTTCGTCTTGCGGGGCGGCCTTGCCCTGTGGTACAACGGCGAACCCAAGATTGAGACCGACCGGGACATCCTGGCGGACTCCACCGTCATGGCCGTCAACACCTACTTCGTGGCTCACCGCTACAAGAGGCCGCCCCTGTACGACAAACCCCCGGTGGTCCGCCTCATCACTCAGTAAAGGTGCATATGGGACTCGGCACGCTGCGCCGCCACCGCAGTTCTGCTCTCCCCAACGCCCAGGAGAGCGCCACGCCCCTTCCGGAGGACTTCCCCGGGCGTGGTGCCCTCTTGGCCGCGGGGTACACCACGCTGGAAAGCCTTCGCGGCCTCAGCGAGGCCGACCTCATCGCCATCAAGGGGATTGGGCCGAAGCTGACCAAGCAGATTCTGCAGGCCCTGGAGTCTGAATGACCTACGCTACCCGAGATGACCTCTTCCGCCTGGGGCTGCCTGAAGGGGCCCTCAGGGGTGTCCCGCCGGTCACGATAGAGGACGCGCTGGAAGCGGCCTCCCGGCTGGCCGACTCTTACCTCCGGGCCCGCTACGCCCTGCCTCTTTCCTCTTGGGACGAGGCCCTGACCCGGGCGGTGGCCGCCATCGCCGCCTACGACCTCATGGCGGTTCGGGGCTACGACCCGGCCCGAGGGGCGGACGAGGTGCTGCGGCTTCGGTACGAGGACGCCATCCGCTGGCTGGAACGGGTGGCCGCCGGGGTGTTAAGCCCGGAGGTGCAGGACTCCACCCCCGACGTGCGCGAGGGGACGTTCTCCGCCGTGACCAGCCCCAGGAGGTGGCCGTGAGTGTATCTCTCACAGGCGATTTTGCCGGCCTCGAGCGGCTCATCCGCGCCGTCCGCCACCTGGCCACGCCTGAGGGCCGGGCCGGTGTGGTGAAGGCCGCGGCCTGGGGAGCCCTGAGCGCCCTGGAGGAGCGGTTTGCCACCGCCACCAACCCCAAAGGCCAGCCCTGGAAGCCCTCCCTCCGCGCCCAGCTGGAGGGCGGGCAGACCCTCTCGGACACCGGGCGGCTGCGCCGGAGTTTCAACGTGCGGGCTGCCGCCCCCTGGGGGTTTACCATCGGCACCAACGTCCGCTACGCCGCTCCCCACCAGTTCGGGGCCACCATCACCCCCAAGCGGGCCCGCTACCTCCGCTTCCGCCTGGCCGGGGGGCGGGGGAAGCGAAAGGGCGGCAAGGGCCGGTGGGTAACGGCCACCAGGGTAGACCTTCCCGCCCGCCCCTTCTTCCCCGAGGGGAACGACCTGGGCCGCTACGCCCCCCACATGGCCGAGGCCATCCAGGCCTACTTGAGGAGGGTGCTCGGATGATCCGCGACTTCTACACCGCCCTCAAAGCGGCCCTGCCTACCATCCCCTTCTACCTGGGGGCGGACGCCCTGGGCGAGCGGGCCGCTCCGCCTCGGTTGGTCCTGGTGCCCACAGACGAGAGCTTCGTCCCCGCCAGCGCTATCACCGCTCCGCAGGTTCGCGCCAGCGTGGCCACCCGGTTGGTGGGACTCCAGCTGTGGCTCTGGGGCGAGGGGTACGAGGAGGTAGAGGAGATGCTGGCCGAGGTCATCACTGCTCTGCGCCGGACGTTTGGCCCGACAGTGGTAGAGCTGGAACGAGGTAGGTGGGAGGAGGGTGGAGCCATCTCTCGGGGGGTGGCCTACGCCCTGGACATCCGGGCGCGTATGCCCGTTGAGGAGAGGCGCACCTACGTGACGCTTGAGGCCATCGCCCAGAGGTGTGGTGGCCTAGGAGGGTGATATGCCGAAAGAGAAGGAAACGCAAACACAAAGCGAGGACATTCGCCACTCCCATGAGGAGTGGGCGGCTCAGAAGGGCACTCCCGCCTGGCTTCTCGCCGCCGCTCGGGTCAAGGCCGGGTGGCCGTTGGGGCAGGAGGTGACGGAGCGGGAGTACGACCGGGCGGTTGAGGCCGCCCTCAAGGAGGTGATCCGCTGATGCCACTGCCAGGCGTCAACATACTCGTGCAGGACGGGAACCTAGGCGTCCTCCCCGCCCTGGGGGAAGGGGTTCACGTCAAAGTTGGCGTGGCCCAGCAGGGGCCCGTGAACGAGGTCCTGGCCATCACGTCCACCAAGCAGGCCCGTGAGCTCTTTGGCGGCGGTCCCCTGCCCGAGGCCATCGCCCAGGGAGCCGGGCTGGTCTACGCCGTCCGGGCCAACGCCAGCGTGGCGGGTAGCATCGGCACGGTGCAGAAGACGGGCACGAGTACAGGCAACCTTTCCGTTTCTGGCAGTCCTAACGACGCCTACGAAGCTGTGGTCAAGATCACCCGGGCGGGAAACCGGGGCACCGCCGCCTTCGTCTACTCTCTAGACGGGGGCGACACCTACTCCCTGGAGATCGCCGTGCCCTCCAGCGGCACATACACCATCCCGGGCACCGGCCTCACCCTTACCTTCACGGACGGGGCTAACGGCACCTCCTTTGAGGTGGGCGACACCTACACCTTCACCGCCACCGCCCCCGCCTACTCCCTCGCGGACCTCAACGCCGCCATAGACGCGCTCTATGCCCAGGCCCAGCTGCGCTATCAGTTCATCCACGTGGTGGGTGCGGCTACGCCCGCGGTGGCCGCCGCCGTGGACGCCCGCATGGGGGAGGCCGCCCAGGCCCACCGCTACATCTGGGCCATGCTGGAGGCCCAGGACCTGAGCGACAACGATCTGCGCACCGCCTGGGTCAACTTCGCCAGCGTCCGGGTGGGCGTAGGGGCGGGCTACGCCGAGGTGGCGAGCCCTCTCACGGGCCGCATTAATCGCAGGTCCATCACCTGGCTCTGGGCTGGTCGCCGGGCGGCCAGGCCCGCCCAGGAGGACGTGGGCCGGGTGGCCTCCGGCCCCCTGGTGGGCGTGGTGAAGCTGCACCGGGACGAGTACGTGACCCCTGGGCTGGACGAGGCCCGCTTCACCACCGCCCGCACCTACCCCGCCTACGCGGGGCACTTCCTCACCCAGGGGCGCATCATGGCCCCCCCGGGCTCCGACTTTGAGCTGGACCAGTACCGGAGCGTGATGGACCTGGCCTGCACCGTGGCGTATCAGGCCGGGCTAAGGTTCGTGAACGAGTCCATCCAGGTGGACCCCGCCATCGGGGGCATCGCCGACCGGGACGCCAAAAAGGTAGAGACCTACATCCGGGGTATGCTGGCCACGGCCCTGAAGGGGAAGGTTTCTGAGGTGGACGGCACCCCGGCGGTGCGGGTCACGGTGGACCGCACCGAGAACATCCTCTCCAGCCGCCGCCTCCCGGTGGAGATCGCCATCGTGCCCCTCGGGTACGCCAAGTACATCAGCGTGACCATCGGCTTTGAAAACCCCGCTCTGGCGGTGCGGTGAGGAGGTGAGGCATGCAGCTGAATCCCAAGAAGGCCTACGACTACCAGGCCGTGGAACTGGTCATCGACGGGGAGACCATCCCCGTGGACGCCGAGGTGGAATACAGCGTCCCGGAGCTCCAGGAGGAGTACCTGTACAAGCGGGGCAAGCCGGTGGCCCGCACCCCCGGCATGCAGGAGCCCGTGGAGGTGACAGTCAAGCTACCCGCCGACATCTGGCACCAGCTCCTGGACAAGTGGGGCAACGACTACCGAATG